TTACCAGACTACGGAACTCCTTTAAAAAGACTTATTTTCGAACAAAATGATGCTACACTCGAAATGACAGCACGAAATATGATTATAGAGTCTATATCTAAATGGGAACCTAGAATAGTTGTAGATCAAATAAGTGTTTCTAGTCAAGCATCTCAGAGTGATTTAAATTTTCAAGATCCGGGTGAGGATATAGATAATATCTTGAGCATAAAAATAATATTCGTAGATCCAGAACAATTATCAGAAGTTCAAGAATTAGTATTGCAAATTCCACTAGCATAGAGACTATAATATATTATGAATAATTGCCCATTTGATATAACCCCTTACGCTCAATCACAATCAATTAAAAAGCCAAATATTTTTAATTTAAATTATACAAATCAAGATTTTTGGTCAATGAAAACAAGACTTGTAGAGTTTATAAAACAAAAATATTCAGGTGAATTTAATGATTTTGTAGAAAGCTCTCTTGGTATAATGCTTATAGAAAATTGGGCGTTTATTGCAGATACTCTTAGTTTTAAAATAGATCAAATTGCAAATGAAGTGTTTATAGACACAGTAACTGAGTTAGAAAATGCCTTTAGACTTGCCAAGCTGGTGGGATTTAAACCTCAGCCACCAATAAGTGCAAAATCTCTTTGGACAGCAACCATAAATAACGTATTAGACTTTGATCTTGTTGTTCCTACTCCATTAAGCGTTAGTACTACAAGTGGCAACACACCAATAAGAATAGAGCTTTTTGCTGCAGATTCTAACAATAATCCCGTTTTTAATGAAGATATAATTATTCCAGCTGGTAGTTTTGTAAATGCTAGTGTTGTGGGTTTAGAAGGCTTTACAAGAAATGATGCTGCTAGCGGAACAGGTGTTGTTGGACAAACAGTTCAACTTTCATACTTTCCAGTAATATACGATTCAATATCTGTGTATGTAGATGGTGTAAAGTGGACAGAAGTAGATTATTTTACAGATAGTCAACCAAGAAGAGAATATAGAGTTGAATTTGATTCTAACTATATAGGCTATGTAATATTTGGAAATAATAGAGCTGGATTACTTCCTTCTCAAGGAAGTCAAATATCGGTAACTTATAGAACAGGTGGAGGCTCTATTGGTAATATTGTTGCAGGAAGTGTTTCAACACAGACTATAGTTAACCCTCCAAATTATGAGCTTAGTGTTCCTATATCATTTAGCAACTATACGAAGGGTCAATATGGATATAACGGCGACACAATAGATGATATTAGAAGAAAGCTTCCACAATATTTGAGAACGCAAAATAGAGCTGTTACTGGTCTGGATTATAAAACTCTATCCGAACAGTTTGTAAGCCCTTATCAAGGACAGGTTGGAAAATGTGTGGCTTCTTTAAGAAACTATGGATGCTCTGCAAATATTGTAGATCTATATGTTTTAAGTAAAAAAGATGAACAAACTCTTGAGCAAGCAGGAGATCAATTAAAATATGAACTTAAACAATATATTGAAGAAAATAAAATGCTAACTGACTATGTTTGCATAAAAGATGGAAAAATAATATACACAACAATTTCTATTGATATTTTTGTTGATAGATTTTATAAAAAATTTGAAGATGAAATTAAAGAAAAAATAACAAGAAGAATATCTGATTTCTTTTTATTAACTAATTGGGATTACGGAAAAATATTAAGAGATGTAGATATAGTAAAAATACTATCAGACATAAGAGAGCCTGATCATTACGAGGTTACATTCACCACAGATACTTCAGAAGGTGTTAATATGCTGGTTTCGAAATTCAATGAAATAATACGACCAGATGTTATTAATCTAAACTTTCAGTACGAAAACTTAAAATAATGAAAACAATAGATCAAAATCCAACAGTAGCTGATAAAGTATTATTTTCTTTTAAAACTACAGATGAAAATAACTATTTAATAGATCCATATAAAATAGAAAGTATAAAAATATACTTTGTAGAAAGAGATTTTTCAAGCTCTGAACAAAAAGAATACTCATATGAAATTAACCAAAATGTCTACAATGTAAATATTTCAGGAAGCTTAACACAAGGATCAAGATTTTTTACATGTGTGTCTACAGACTCTAGTAACATAAAAGTAGGTATGAGTGTATCAGGATATGGAATTAGAGAAGGGACAACAGTTTCTTATATAAGTGACAACAACACAATAATGCTGTCATCTGCTGCCACCTCTTCTACTCTTGCTGATTCAGTTGTTACCTTTATAAACAAAGGAGATGTTTACACATACAATGATAGCTTTTACTATAGAACAACAAATTGTGTAAAAGTAATAGGCAGCAGTGATTTTCCTGCTTGGCTATCAACAGATACTAACAATGCATTGATTTCAAAGTCTAGTGGTGTTGGCGGATTTGAATACTTGTGGGATAGCTCGGGGATGAGAGAAGGAGATTATTTTATTTGCTGGTCTTGGGTTCCAAAGGTTGGACAAGATCTTTTTTCAAATAATATTAAATTTAATTTAAAAAGTTCAAATTTTCTGTCAACTTCTTCTCCTGCCCATCATACCAAGCCTGATAAATATGAAACGCTTTTAGACCGATATCTTCCTGAAATGTATAAGATGAGAATGTCAGAAAATGATAGATCTCCTGACATCTTACAAAAGCTTAATCAGTCTGTGGCAGCAGGGTTTACACTTATAGAAGATATAGGAAACCAAGTAGTGGATTTGCTGGATGCAAACGGGGTAAGTGAATACATAATAACATATTTAGCAAACACTCTTGATGTAAGACTAAAGAGTCAAGATCCAACATTATGGAGAAGACAAATAAAAGAGGCAGTTCCTTTATATAAGAAAAAAGGAACATTAGGTTCTGTGAAAGATTCTTTATCCCAAGCTGGAATGAGATATCTTGGCATTCAAAATTACTGGCAGATAACTTCTCCATATTTTTATCAAGATTCTTTTTTTTATACTGAGGATGATGTTTCTGAAAGCATGAGTGAGTTTACATTAACAAAAAAAGCAATTAGTGTTAACTCTTCAACATTTAAAATTTATTTAACAAAATACAATTCTACAGAAACTATAGAATTATTATTCTCTAACTTTTCTGTGAGTGATAATGAATATGGGAAAACTATAGCTTCTGTTGGTGAAGAGGTGGTATTAGAAAAAGGAGATATAATAAGATTTTCTTATTATTATAATTTACCGTCAAATTTAACAGAAACTAATTTAGATGAATATATTAAAAATTTACCATTATCTGATGTTAGAAATGAAAAAGAGTTAGTAGATGGATCTAGCGTTCTTGTCTTACCTTTGAAAAATTGGAACGTTAGATTAATATCAGAAAATGATCCTATGATTAATCTTGTAATATCAACAAGACATCCATTTGTTAAAAACTTAGTGTTTGGAAAAATAAGAACTGAATTTCCATATAGTGAAAATGTGTATAACATGGACGAGTATAATGGATCAAGTCGGGATAGCAACAATCCTTGCGACATAGACAAAGATTTTATTGATCCCTGCTCTTATTGTAGAAGCAGTAGTTTTGACATAGATGTTGAGGTAGAAAAATTATCAAATGATAGTGTAGAAGAAATTAAAAGTATATTATCTGAAAACACACCCTTTCACTCATATTTAAGAAACATAAACGTGTATGGAGGACAAAATGAATTTATGGCTCCTCCAATAGAAAATTATGATGTTATAATTTCACATAGAACTTATGAAAATGTAATTTCTGGTGCTGCTCAACAGTGGTTTTACAGAAATAAGTTGACAAAAGAAAGAAAGCTAAGAAGTGAGATGGCAGAATTTGAAACTGTTTATACAGGAAGTTTAACTTTTAAGAATGAGAAGATAATTCTTTTTTCTGAAGATATAGATATAAAAAATACAGCAATATCAGAAGATTGCTTTTTAGAAATTACATCTGGATTGAACGCAGGGATTTATAATATATTAAAAGATTCAAGTGATAATCTAATTGTATCTGGTGATGTGTTAGAGCCTTTGAGTAGTGGGATTTTCAACTTTAAATTATATAATAAGCTTTTCGAAACAACCACAACTATTAGTAGGGATGATTATTTAGATTTATTTGATAGTAATATAAATTTTATTAAAGATGATCAAAATATTAATTTAAATAATAATTTTAAAATAAAAATTAACTTAGGTGGTAATGATTATATTTTAGATATAAAAGAAATTTTGCCAAATAATAAATTACTATTAAAAAATAACAACAACATTATAACAAATAATTTAATCAATAAATCATACTCTGTTTTAAATGAAAGTTTAAATGTTGTTTGGTCTGGGGCTGCTAATTTTTCTCACTCATACAGATCATTAGTGAATATTGATAATCATGAAGTTTTATTAAAAAATGATAATAATTATTTATTTTTTAATATTAATAGTAATAATTATCTTTGCAAAATAATATCACAACCAGAAAGTGGAATGGTTTATATAGATTCATATAATGGAGCCAACACCGGCTCTGTTAGTGTTGAATTTAGACAGATTATAACAATGTCTTCTAATGGATATTTTTCTTATTTAGGATTAAAGGCAGAAAGTGTTGTTAATCTTGAAGAATTACTTGAGATTGTAAATGGAGTAAATAGAAGCAACACACCAACAACTATATCAGATGCTTTTAAAGAAGATTTTGCAATATTGTTGAAATCATATGATGATCCATATATAGAACTAGATTTAGATAATAATTACTATTTTATTAGTGAAATAGATAGTTCTACAGTATGGTTGTCGGGACTATTTGAAGGTTTTGGAGTAGAAAGTGGAACTGAATTAGAAGTGGAAATTTTAAAATTTAATAAACCAGAAGTTGAAATACAAGAAAGCTACTTAAACTGTATGTCTTCTAGTCCGACCACATGTGAGAATAATACTCTAAATTTATCTTTTGATAGATCTGGAAAAGAAATAATAACTCCTACAAACCCAGGACTAGGTTTTGTGGCACAAAATGAAAGCATTATGTTTGAAATATCAACATTAAACGGAAATAAAGAAAAGAGAAAATTATGATAAACAATCAAACTGTAGTTGGTTTTGTAGACGTTTGTATAGAACATCTTAATAGTAATAAAAAACATACCTATACAATGAAAAATACAGTTTTAAAAAAAGGAAGAGAAGCATTAGCTCTTAGTTTGGCTAATGATATAGGAGAAACATATAGATTTTATGTTTCTAAGATGCGTTTTGGCAATGGAGGAACAGTAGGCAATCAACCAAAAATAGTAGATGCAGAAAGAACGGGGCTTTTTGGGGCAAATGTAGTAGAGAAGTCTGTTGTTTCAAGTATAGATCCATCAATATCATCACAAGTAATATTTACTTCTGTTCTTAAATATGATGATGCAGTTGGAAGTATTTTAAATGAAATGGCTCTTATTATGAATAATGGCGATTTTTATAGTATGGTTACATTTCCAGATTTAAACAAAACTGATCAGATGCAAATTACATGGAACTGGCGAATTAATTTTCTCTGATCTAATTGCTTGGCATTTTTAGCAATTAGTTAATATATAATTTTATGCCAACCGATCCTGAAAAATCTTTTAAGCCTGTAAATTTAAGTAATCAAGATGTTCCTCAATATCAACCTGGGGATCCTTATCATTGGATATATGATAACAAGCCTTTGTTGTCACTTTTAAAACGTGATGAGATATTGGCTAATCAAATTAACAATATTGTTAAAATCATTCAAGACAATGATTTAGAAAATCTTATAAATAGAATAAACATTTCTATTAATCTTAATGGAACATTAAAGACTATAGCGATAGACAATTCTGATCACAGCATATCAGCTCATGCTGATGGTGGTGGTTATGTTAGAATGACAGACGGTGAAAGAACAAAATTAGACAGTGTTGATTTTGGAGCAACAAACATATCATTTGAATTTAGAGATAAAAATGATAATTTAATTGGAACTGCCGCTAATGGTAATTTTACAATACAAGATACTAATGATGTAACTTGGAATGTTCACGGAAATGTTATAAAAGCAAATTTAGGAATACCTACTGATTATCATCTGCATTTTTATCAAGTAGTTCCAAGAATAGTAAACAATATTGGATATATTGGATATACATTTAAATCTGGCTCTCTCAGAGTCTATATCAATGGGTCTAGAATTTATAATCAAGAAGATCAATCATATTATCCTGTTGTGGTCGATAGTGGAACATCGGTATCTGTTCCTTCTTGGAACAAAGTTCATTTTACAGAAGATGCAAATAATGGATCTTTCACACTATCGTCTTCTATTAGTTTAACGGATGCTGTTTTTGTAGATTTTGATGCTATCATCGGATATGAAACACTAATAACTCCAACTCCTGGTCCTACTTTAGCACCTACTCCTACAAAAACACCAACACCAACACCAACACCTACTCCTACAAAAACACCAACACCAACACCTACTCCTACAAAAACACCAACACCTACTCCTACAAAAACACCAACACCTACTCCTACAGCAACAACTCCGGGTTTTACATATCCACCCACTGCAACTCCCACTCCGACAACAACAGATTATTTCTTGTATTTTTATGGACCTTCAACTACAAATGCTGAAATGCAGATGACACTTCAATCTTATCAATGTGAAGTTTTAAGTGTTAAATATAATGGTCCAGTAGACTTGCCAGTTGCAGCCACAATGTTTATCAAGTTATCTTCATCTATAATAGCAACTTTTACATTCCCAACATTTTATTTGGGGGTAGATTTCACGTTCTTAAAAGATAATAAATTGTATTCTGGCACACTTATTAGTGGTGATTATAATCTTGGATCATATGTTAATTATTCTGGAGGTAGTTGTATAACAGCTACACCAACAGCTACACCAACAGCTACACCAACAGCTACACCAACAGCTACACCAACAGCTACACCAACAGCTACACCAACAGCTACACC